ATATGCAGTTGACTCTGGATTAGGGTGTGCATTTATTTTCTCAATCATATATTTAGATAACTTACTGTTTCCATAATTACCACCCTTGAAATTAAATCCATTTGGTAGGTTACTTTTATCATCTATTATATCAAATGCATAGTCGAATGTATAATGAAATGGTGTATAACCAAAGTCAAGTTCTATACCATGTTTTGTTATAGGTCTAACATAAAAATTAAATTCATCAATATTAATTCCACAGTGATCTATTAATGTTTTAATAAAACTACCTACTGTACTTTCTCCTACACCTATTGTTGATATATTAGGACTCTTAATTATTGTGATATTATAATCAGTTTTATGGCTTAACATTAATGCAGATAAATAACCTGCTGTTCCTCCACCGACTATTATTATATTCATACATACTCTAAAATATCCCACTTTAATAAATCTTCGTTCCATAAATAATTTACATCAGTTCTAGGATAGTCTACTGGTGCTTCCCAATTACAAGTAGTTTCATTTAATATCCATGAATCATAAGGTTTAGGAGCAATAAAAGCATCTAATACTGAATCATAACTGAAACCTATACCAGCAAAGTTTTTTCTTAAAGCCTTTGTTTGATCTTCACTAGGGGTATGTGTATTAGGAATATGATGAATACCTAAATGTGTATTATATGATGTTTGTATCCAATTTTCAAGGTTTCCCCAATTACCATTATCTAATACTTCTTGTTCAATAACTAAAACTCTAATCACTATATTGTTTTCATCAATTTCTGCAAAATGACTCATTGGAATTTATACCTCAATATAACGATACCAGACCCACCTGCACCTGGGGGTGTTAAGGTTGAATTACCTACCTGTGTAGTTCCTCCAGTTCCACTTCCTGTGTTTGCATCTCCTGCACCTGAAGCACTACCACGATGACCAGCAGATCCTCCTCCATTTCCACCAGCACTAGCAGTTCCATTCCAATGGCTTCCTCCACCTCCACCTCCACGCTGAAGAGAAGTACCATCGATTGAGGAAGTCATACCATGTCCACCCCTTCCAGATATTCCATTTCCACCAATACCACCACTTACACCATGTTCTCCTGTTCCACCACCTCCACCACAACCAGTTGCACCACCATATACATGGCTTCCTCCACCATTATAACCTCCATCATTAGATAAACCTCCAACTGAAGCAGATGAACCACCATATCCACCATTTCCTCCACCACTTCCTCCTGTTCTACCTTCATTCGTACCAGTTCCACCCATTCCACCACCACCACCACCTTTGCATCTAATTACATCAGTAGTTGAAGCATCTTTAATATGTGAATCATTTCCATCAGTTCCCATAGTTCCATTTGTATTATTTTGTGCAGCTCCAGCACCAATCGTTACAACGTAAGTTTGAGCTGTTAAATCAATAGCTGTTCCTTCATAATTTGTTTTGGCTCTTCCTGCTCCACCTCCACCCCCAACAGAATGTGCTCCACCTGCACCTCCAGATATAATAAGATATTCGGCTTCTCCTCCTTGTGAAACAACAAAATTACCTGTTGAATTAAAAGTATGATATTTGTAATCTGTAGAACCAATTTGTGTTCCTGCATTTACAGCTCCTCCTGTTGCTATTAGGTATGAAGCTCCTGCACCAGAACTACTAACTACACCAAAACCAATACCTGTATGAGGTTCTTTTAATTCTTTATATTTATTTATATGACTATCTAATTTTTCCATTATGTTAAAGCACCAATCACTTGCCATGTATTTGTTGCAATTTTAATAGCTGTTGCAGAGTTATGTTGGGCTGTGATGATTGGAGCTGTTGCTGTTCCACCTGCACTAGCTATTGTAACACCTGATCCTTGAGCAAATGTAGTTAATCCTGCACCTATTGATATGAATGTGAGGCTACTGCCTGTTGGATATGCAACTGATGAATTTGGTGGAATTGTTAATGTTATTGCAGATCCGTTATTTAATGTTACAATTTTACCTGCATCTGCTAATACTGGAGTATAAGTTGTTCCAGTTTGTGCATTTATTGAAAATGTTAAAGTTGGATCTGGTATAGTATGACCAGAAGCCATTGTTCCTGCTGTTACCTGAGCAGCTGGTAATGCTGTACAACTACTTAATACTCCACTTGCAGGTGTTCCTAAAGCAGGTGCTACTAAAATCATTCCAGAAGCCATTGTTCCCTGAGACACCTGAGCAGCTGGTAATGCTGTACAGTTTGTTAATGCTCCTGATGCTGGTGTTCCTAAAGCAGGTGCTACTAAAATCATACCTGAAGCCATTGTTCCTTGTGCTACTTGAGCTGCTGGTAATGCAGTACAATTTGTCAATACTCCTGATGCTGGTGTTCCTAATACTGGAGCTACCATAACCATACCTGAAGCCATTGTTCCTTGTGCTACCTGAGCTGCTGGTAATGCAGTACAGTTGGTTAATGCTCCTGATGCTGGTGTTCCTAATACTGGAGTTACTAAAGTTGGACTTGATGATAATACAACATTTCCTGTTCCAGTTTTTGCTGTTACACCTGTACCACCACTTGCTACTGCTAATGTTGCAGATAGACCTGATGCATTACCTGTTAATGCTCCTGTTACATCTCCTTCTATATCTGCTACTATTACTGCTTTTGCATAACCTGTTGCAGTTTTATCTACAGTAGTTGTTGGCTCTGTTTGAAGATCTTTAAATGCTATAAATTTACCACTGTCACTTGCATCTCTGACTATTCCTGCATATTTGTCTGTACCACCTACGTCATACAAACCATAAAATCCAACATCCACAGAATCTGCGGCATTATTTCCACTGGCTAATTTAATCAATGGATCTTCAACTGTTAATGTGGCAGTATCTACAGTTGTAGATGTTCCGTTTACTGTAAGATTTCCTGACATTGTAAGGTTTACTGCTGTTGCAGTACCTGTTAATGCAGGATCAGCTGATAAAACTGTACTTCCTGTACCTGTGCTTGATGTTACACCTGTACCTCCTTGATTAACTGCTACTGTTGTGCCTTGCCATGTACCTGATGTGATTGTACCTACAGTTGTTGCAGCTGCGGCATTAACATTTGTTGTGTCTGTTACATCTGCACTTGCTTCGATAGCGTTTAATTTAGTATGATCAGCATCTGTAAATGTGTTTGAGTCACTACCTGCTTCTACGGCAGCTACAATTTCTGCATTTGATTGGTCAGCAGTTGCACTTGCTTCTATTGCGTTTAATTTAGTATGATCTGCATCAGTGAATGTGTTTGAATCAGTACCTGCTTCCACGGCAGCTACAATCTGTGCATTAGTTTGATCTGCGGTTGCACTTGCTTCTATTGCATCTAGTTTAGTTTTGTCTGCGGCTGACATAAGTCCTGCTACAGATGAACTTGCGGCTGTTGTGCTTGCTAGTGTTATGTTTGCATCTGGTATTGTTATTACTCTTGTATTTGATGATGTTATCCCCACCGCATCGAATCTAACTTTTTTAGAAGTATCTGCTGGGTCTACGATTAAAAGATTTTCATCTTTGATATTAATTGGATCAGTTTGTGTTTCTGCGTTAAATGTTAAAGAAATTTTATCTACGTCGTCTCCACCAAAGTGAGTGGAATCTCCTGCATCTGAATTAGTTACTTTCTTCCATACCATTTAAAACACCTAAGCTGCGGTGTCTCCTTGGACGGATAGTACAAATGTTACGTTGTCTACAGCAGTTGCACCTGCGGCAATAGTTCTTCTAATCCATATTGGATAAGATACACCATAACCTAATCCAGTACCTCCACCATCAAGTGAAAGACCACTTGAATATGCTGATGGGTTTGAGAATGTTTCTCCAGTTGGTGCAGTACCTTCATCTGTTTCTGTTTCTGCTGTTCCACCTTTACCTGCACCGTCTAATGCTATTGCAATGACGTTTGCTGGGGATGAAGTATTAGTTGAAATCCAAATCTTTGCTAATTCTAATTCTAATGAAGCGTGAGTATTTTTGACGTATATACATCTGTATTCTGTATCTCCTGCTGTTGATTCTGTACCTAATGTTTTATCGAATAAGTTGTGTAAAGAGTTATCTGTTACTTCTGTTGTTGATATTGCTCCCCCTAATGAAGCGTTTACGTTAGAATTTGAAGTTCCACCACTTAGATAGAACTTGATGTTTGACGATGTTATAGCCATACTACAATATCTGATATTCTTACTTATAAAGATTTTCTACAATGTTTTACTGACATTACCGTCTTCTGTTACCTGCCTAACCTGAGCGGCAGTAAATTTATCTATATCAAATGAGTCAAATTTATGCTCTCCTGCATTAATTATAGTCCTACCTTCTGGATAAAACCATTCTATAGACTTAATTTGTATGCTAGGATTTGATTGACCTGTAGTTATATTAATCCCTATTATATCATTCTTTACTTGTATTTCATGATTTATTCTTATAGAATTTAGTAATAATGGAGCACGTATTGAAATTCTTTCATTTGCTTCTTTATTATCATCTTTAAAATTAGTAACTATTAATGATAAATTACTAGTTCCATGAAGACCCATAGGAGATATCTGTTTTGATTTTCTACCATATTTTGCTATACTAGATGCATCTGTGCTTGGAGCAAGATATAATGAACTGTCTGAATAAGTATATTCTATACTTACGGTACCTGATGCGGCAGAATTCAAATTTACAGTTTTAGTAAAATGATCATATGTATATGAAGGACTTCCTGAACCACTAGCTACATAATTTAAAACCGTTGTTCCATCTAAAACTCTTGTTATTACAGCTGGTTCTTTTGTTAAAACATAATCATTTGTTCCTGTTGCAGTTGGAGATTCAGTACGTGTCCTAAAAGAATCTGTTGTTTTTAAAGTTATATCATTAAGAACAGTTGAATCATCTGTTCCTGATGATGATATTTCATAACCTTTTCCATGAACAAATATGTAGTTTGTAGTAGTGTTTACTGGATCAATCATTATTACTTTTCTTGGAAGAGTGTAGAATTGATTATTATCACGAAGTAACATTACTTGTAAGTTTGCCAAAAGATTTCCATATGCTATAAAATTACCCATTGTGTTAGGAGCAGAATCCTTATCAGTTACTAAATACCCTGGATCTATAATATCTAATATCTGCTGTAATATTTCAGACAAACCTAAACCCATAAAAATATTATCTGATCCATTTGAAGTTGAAGATTCATCTCTTGATTCAAGAACTTGTTTACTTATAATTGTTTCAGTTAATATTTTATTTACTCCTTTACAGTGTATTCTTTTATTTTTAATTTTATTTTCTATCTTCCAAACTGTTCCTTCAAATTTCATAGTAAATGCGTGTCTAAAATGATTTAATAATATGTCAGCATCAGAATCAGATAAATTATCTTTATATATTCTTAACATTGCAAGATGTAGTTCGTCTCCAACACCGTTTCCCTGATAATCTGCTCCAAAAAATCCGTTACTTGTAACTGTAAGATCTGTTGTATTTGTTATTGCAGTACCTTCTTCTACTCCATTTACAAATAATTGTACAAGTCCTGCGGCATTACGTCTGATTCTAACCAAAGGCATTGTTCCTTCAGTGTCAGTTGTTCCTGTAATTGTAGAGGTTGATGAAGAAGAAGTTATATGTACAAGAATATGATGACTTGCATCATATGCTATCTCTATTCCTGTTGTTGCACTTCTTTTACTAAAAATAAATTCAATATTATCTGGAACACCTGAATTTTCAAATCTTAAAAAAATATCAAACATTCCTGAAAAATTTAATACATTAGGATTTCCAGTTACTAAATGTGTTTTGTTCGGTATTGTTACAAACTCACTATTACCATTTATTATTAACACAACTTTATTATCTCTTGTATATTCGTTATACAATGCTCCTGAAGAAGCCGCATCATTATTATATGTATTTGTTTCATTTAATGTAGCAGTATGAGTTCCATCATTACCATCATTGTCATAACCTGACTCGTCTCTTGTACTGCCGTTAAAATTCCACAGACCTATTAACGATGTTGTATCAACATCATCCTGAATATATTTTATAACATCTCCTTCATTGACTTCAGATGAAATAGGAATTAAAAATTCAGCAGAATCTACTGCTCTGTCTCCGTCATTCTTTACATGAGCAGTTATAATCTTAGCAGGAAATCTTTCTGTTACCCCTCCAGAAGAATTTTTTTTTTCAACTAATAACTTTGCTTTGCTCATGTTGCCTGACCTGTTACAGTATTTGATACTCCTCCTACATGTGTAGTTCTACTTGCAACTTTTACAGAATAATATTTTTGGTATTCTAAATTAGTTAATATGTATTCTGTACCAGTGTTAGGATCAGTTGGTGTAACACCTAAGTTAGTCCATATAGCACTACCTTCTTTTTGATATGAAACTACAGATCCGCTTAATGTTCCATTTGAAATTGTTGCAGGATCCCATATAACTTTTATACTTGCTGTATTAACATCTGAACCGTTGTATGTTGCTCCAGATGTAACACCAACACCTGTTGGTGGTTCTGGTATTTTTGCTTCATAAGAAGTAATTACATTTCCAACAATAAATGATGCTTGAGCACTCCATGTTACAGGGGCACTACCTTGCATACTTAATGTAAATTTTGTAAAGAATCCTAACTTTTCCCATAAAACAGTAGATCCATCTTTTAATTGTATTCTATAATTATCTGCTACACTGTGTGGCTGGAAAGAACCTTCTCCTGGCTCGTTTGTAAAGTATCCTACCTGTTGTAATGCTGTTAATATATCTGAAGCTCCACCACTTTCCGTTACTGTTACTGGTGTTGATGTTTCATCTTTTATTATCCAGTTTAATGACATTGTTGCAGAGTTTCCTTCTATTTTTACTAATATGTTACTATCTGCCCCCTCTTCAGGTAGGGGCATTGGGGATACAGGAGCGTTTAAATCAATACTAAAACTGTTAACATTTTGTAATTTATATTCTTTTTTAACTGTAAATCCTGTGTCAGTTGAATTTGGAACTACTTTTTGTATGTAAATATCGGTCATAGTCTACCTCTCCTACTGTTTGCATTTTCTAATATATCCATTACTCTTGTTTCAAAGTTTCTCATATCTCCCTCACTTGATATGTTACCAACACTTATGTTTAAAGTTACTCCGCTACCAGCACTCTCTCCGTTTGGTATTACTGTTTCTGATCCTTTTTCTCCAAATGAATACATTTGACCTGATCTACCAATACCCATTATAGGTTCATTTATTTGACCACCATTAGCAAATCCAAATGTACTTCCTATTGCACCAGCGGCAGCTTGTAATCCATTCCATATCCAATCTTTAATCCATTGCCAAAGATCACTCCATGAAGTTGTTATACTATTTAGTCCGTTCCAGAACCAGTCTCCAACCCATGTAAATAACTGTAACCAAGATGCAGTAATACCATTTATTCCGTTCCAGAACCAGTCTCCAACCCATGTAAAGAATTTATAAAATTGATCTTGTATACCATTCAATCCATTATTAAACCATGTACCTATTGCGGCTCGAATATTTTTTCCTACTTGATCCCATGAAGCATTTATAGAACTCCAATCCATTAACTTAAATGCATCTCTAAACATAACTCCAATATGATAACCTGGATTCCAGTCTGTAAATATTAAAATTATTCCAGCAATAAGATCCTTTCCTAGTTGAGCCCAATCCATTTTTTCTGAAAGTAAAAAGTTTATTCCATCTGAAGCCCACTTACCTAAACTATTTAATCCATCTGCTATTGCTTGTGATGGGTTTGCAATAAATGATTCTAAATCAGCTGCAATTCTACCTCCAAAGAAAGCTCCTACACTTTGCATTATTGGCATTGCATATGTGTACCAAGGGATAATAAAGTTACGTAAAAGTAATACTATTATAGGTCTTAACATAAATCCAATGAAATCTCCTATAGGTCTAAATATCATCATGATACCGAAATTCATTAATTTAAACATTTGTTTTAACATTGGAGATGAACCTGCTATTGCTTTAATTGATCCCATTATTGCAGTTATTGCTAATCCTATTAGACTTAATTTTAACATTCCCTTCAATCCTATTTTTTTTAAATCTCCTAATCCTGCTAATGAACCTCCTCCTCCACCTTTTCCACCTTTATTTCCACCCATAGCTTTTGCTAATGCGGCTATAGATCCACTACTTAATTTTACCTCAATAATATCATCATCCATTACAGAAGACATTATTTACCTCCAAATATGTTCTTTAATGACTCTTCGATCATATCTTTTGATATATGTATTGTGTCTTTTAAATATTGCGTAGGCTGTCTATCTGTTTGTGCTTTATCCCAACCAAATACTAAGGCACAATACGCGTAGATGGATCCAGAGACTCTATCGTACTCTGACCTGTTGCCGCTATTATCATCGGTGCTACTAATCTCTCTAAAGGGAGTGCTTGCATTAATCTATTTAAGATCCCTAATGCACTATTTGTTGGTAATTTGGCAAACTCTGTAGCGTTCTTATGATTGAATGGTGCTTTTGTAATTACTGTTTGCAAAATCATTTGTTGATATAATTGTAAGTTTATTTTAGGACTTTGAATATCAGATAAATCAATACAACTTTTTAATATTTGTTGCATTTCTCCAAATGGAGGATCATCATCAAATTCTATAGTTTCATCCTTGTCATTTATTTTAACAGTAAATGATTGAATCATATGTGATTTATGAAATAGATATATTTAAACCTATGTTTAAGGTACTGTTGCAACACTATTGCTTGCTGTAACCTTAACATTTCTCATTTGGAATGTCAAATCTTCAAATACTGGTTCATTTGGAACTATTGATAAACTATGTTCTGATAGACCAACACCTGCAAATTCCACTAATATTGTTTTTTCACTTGTTCCTGTAAGACCATTAGTAAATACAATAGTTAATGTTGCTAACTCAGTTCTATCAAATACTCTTTGTAATTGTGTTTTATCAATAAATGATGCATTAAATTTACCAGTCATTTCAAATAATTTTCTGAATCCACCTACTGCATTTGCACTTCCTTGTTCATACAATAATTCAGTATTAGATGTAAATGAAATGTCAAAGTCTTGAACTTCTGCAATTAGATTTGCGGATCTATTTGGATGATTGGTTGTACTGTTTGGAATCTGCAATAATGCATGAGAGAATGTATATGGGAAATCAACACCGTCTGCTATTGGAGATCCTATACTGGTTGTAATAGTGTCAGTTATTCCATAAATGAAATCTAATGCACCAGTAACTGTTTCTCCTATTGATGATTTAATGTTTAATGAAGAGAATAAAGTTCCTTTCAAATGTCTAACAACATCAGTAGATGTTTTTGTATCAAATCCTACTTCTATATCAAAAGATTTTGGGGATGCTATTCCTGTATTGTCTGCTGTTAAGTTTCCGCTACCAGAATCCCATATATGATTAAAATCACTACTTGATCCAGATGTATCAACTCCACCTAGAATTGCATCAAATACCCAGGGGGATGATAAAACAAAGTCTACTGATCCGCTTCCTTCATTCTTTCCATATGCATATGATGCTACTTCTATGTTATTTAGTTGTGTTAATGCTATTTGATTGTTCTTAAATGATAATGAGTTTATTGCTTGTTGTAATCCAAATGGTCTTGTTGCTGTAGCTCCCCCACCAAAAGATGACTCTTCGCCATATTTTAAAGTACCATGAGCACCTGTTCGAACCATACTAAACTACCATGTTATTCGCTTATAAATATTATGGGTCTAATTTTCTATAGGTAACTTCGAATATATGCCTAAACATGTTACGATAATCCTGAGAAAGTGACTTTGATTGGGTCAGTCTTAAATCTATGAAATTTTCTCTTCTAATTTGATTCTTGATAATCTTGTCTGCTTGGTCTACTATTGATCTAAATCTATCCTCATTATATGATCTTATATCTATTATAACTACTGTAGTATGAAGGTGGTTTTCTCCATAAAGATTGAAATAATCTACCTTTTCTGAGCCAGGAGTTATAACTACGGTATCTTCCAAGTCATCTATTATACCTACTGCTTTCTCTTCCCATACTTTTGTGAATCTTGGTTTGGGAATATCATCATTATCATAATTCCATTGAGTATTAAACATAGATATTACGTCATCTATAGAGTCATAAATTGCTACTCCCATTATCTCTTATTTCTCCAAGTTTTACCTGATTTTTTATAGTGTATCTCTTCAGTATTATCGTCTTCATCAAATGTTGCAGTTGCATTAGGTTTTAAACCATATTCTGCAATGTTCATTCTTACACCATATGATATAGTTCTCATCATATATTTTTTTCTTGTTCCAGAAACACCATCTATCTTAGCTTTCAATTTTTTTCGTTTAGGATGTTCCAAAAATACATTCTCTAACCACAATCTGAATTTAGTTTTACCAGCCAAACCCCTATCTCCTCCTATTGCTCCTGAATCATAAGTAATTTTTTTTGCTGATCTAGGTTCTTTAACTTCTTCATCTTCTTCATATCCTTCTTCCTTATCTACTACTTCTGCTCCTGCTGGTATTCCATATTTTTCTATATCTGATTTAGATTTTAGTTTTTTTATCCACTTTTCATATGCAGGTTGCTCTTGTATTACTCTTTCTTCTATTCTTCTTATTCTTTGCCCCCTTTCTCCTGCCGTTCTTGCTTCTTCAGGATACATTTTATCATACGTACTTGTTACTATATCAGTAACTGTTTGATATATTTTAGCAAGGGTCATCGGCAGACAAATACTTCCATCCTATCGGAAATAGTTCTATCAATGTCTTCTTGCCATTTTGCTGTAGAAGTTTGCATACTGATTCCGCTTCCACCCATTGGCAATTTATCCATTCTAAAACTGGTATTGATAATTTCAATAGCAACCATTTTTATAACAGCATCTGTAATATCCCCTGGAACTACAGTGTCTCCATATCGATAAGTAACTCTGACTCTGTGTTTTCTAAGAATTGAAAATATGAAACCTCTTAAGAATAATTTACCATAAACACCTTCAATATTATGCCAACTAGTATTTGCTAAAATATCAGTAAAATTATCCTGTGAACCTTCCCAAATTTCTATCTTATCTCCTAATGCTCCGTTCATATCTTTTATCATTCTGTGGTGTAAAAATACTGGAGTACCCCAACCAAATGAATAAACTAATGGTAAGTCGTGAACTTCTTCTGTAATGGTTCTTGTTGTCCAAGCATGACCTATTCTTCTTTCGATTTCTGCTTCTTTCCTATTGATAAGTTTCTCGACCTGAGCCTTGTTTGGAGTAGTAGTAGCAGTGATAGAAACACGTAGAAAATCTGATACATCTGCAACCGTACAATATGTAACTACCATGCTTAAATAGTATGTCCTTGTCTTTTAAAGTTTTGCGTTCTACTCATATAATACTACTATTTCGCCAGTACTACCAGAGGCAACTACTATTCTGATACCTGTCTTGAATGGAGTATTAATGATTGGTGCTGAATTACCTGCGTTTGCAGTGAATGAGAATTTTGCTGTTGTTCCTGTAGTATTGTCTATTATTGAGAATACTCTATCCCCCGATGTTGTAGTATATATTGACTTTACTAATCCGTGACCTGTCTTGGCTTGAACTGTTGCAGAGTTAATAACTGCTAGTTGACTAGTTTGTCCTACCATGAAATGTATAATATATCTACACTTATAAAGTTTTGTGAATAAAAAAAAAGGGTTAGAAACCTGTTATACGAACGCGAATAGTCATACTATTCACTGCTGTATCAGCGTTATCTAGTTCTTCAAATGCAACTACTGTACTTGTAGAACTTGTTGGGGTATGACCATAAGCTTTAAATTTTCCTGTGGCAGATGCACCAGCTGCGGCTGGTACATATTGTAAAAGTAGTCCTGCACTGGTATGGATTACTTCTGCTCCAATAACAGTACTGATTCTACCGCCCATAGAAAGGTCGACTGTATTACCGTTAGTTGCGTAATTATCTGAGCCACCGTAAGTGACGTCTACAATTGCTGTTGTTAACCTTGAGGTTAATTGTGACTGAACGGTTAAAGTTTTTCCTGTTAGACTCTTATGGTCTGAATTCTGTGCGACTGTGATAGCCATAATACTATCTGAATATACTTATATATAAAGATAAGTTACCAGAAACTTCCTTTATCTGAACAATCTAAATGAGCCCCACAATTTGGGCATATTAAATGACATGCTGTCATTTTTTTCATTTCTGCGTAGCAACGTGGACATTCCATAATCAAAAAAAATAAAAAAAGGATCGGTTAATCTAGAGTTTAATATCTCTGATTTTACCTTGGGATTTAAAGTGACGACAAACGGTTTCTCCCATTGTTCTGAATAGTCCTTTCTCAACAAATGCATTGTTGATGAATGGATATCCTGGGGATCTTCGTGTTGCTTCGTAGTACTCTGTTGGAATTGCTACTTGAATTCCGAGTCTTGGATAACCATATCCTTCTGAATCAGATGTATCCAAAGCAAATAGTCTTCCGACTTCACTGGCATCGCCAGAATCACTTGGTGCATCCTTACTTGGGATGAATGGGATTCCATATAGAGAATCTACGTGTAGACCTACTCCTGTTCCTTCAAAGGTTTTAATTCCGTTTACATCGATTTGAACTACTTGTTCGCCATATGGATTCTTTACACGCACTTGAGGTGTGTAAATACCTTGGATTTCGCTGTAAACTTCGTGGGAACCTAAAAGTACATTAGGATCTTTACCACCAGCAATTCTTATTTTACGTAAGAACGTTCTGACGGTATCGTCGGTCAAAACACCATTAGTTCCAATTGTACCGCTTGCAGATTCGACTGTTGCATCATAAGTGGTGCCACTGTCTCTGTCTACTGTTGCGTTAGCTGCCCATGGATCATAGTAACCAGTTGTTGAGGCTCCGAGTGCAGTTTCTTCAGCACCACTTGAAATGATTCTGTCGAGACTCTCAAAGTCTTTAGTACCTGTAAAGGTACCTGAACCTGTTACTGTTCCTTCGACGTCAGCCAATAGTGCTCTGTTAAGGAGCTCTTTGTGCTGAACTGCCATGTACAATCTTAGTGAACCTAGTCCGCCCCAAATATCATCTTTGGAGTGAGTTGACAACCATTCCATAACTTCAGATGCTGAGAAGACTAAAGACATTGTCTTTGGTCTTACATCTAATTCTGCCACTGTTGGCACAATTTCGTCTGGAATTGTTCCACCTTCTGAGACTCCACCCAAAGCAGTATTGCCTTGTGTAGTATCGACAGTTGGTTTTGCTGTTATAACCCTCCAACCAGATTTATCCCATGGATATTTTGGGAGAATACCAAATGCGTTAGCCTCAAGGTTGAGTTGAGCCCAAGCATATGCTCCGAAAATAGCATTGAATACGCCTGCTGTTGATGTTGTGACGGGTGTGTCTGCTTTTCTAAGGAAGTTACGGTTATATCCGTAATACTGTGCCTCTAATTCATCAATTGTCTTAATTGAAGGATTGGACATTAGTAATTCACTCCCTCTTCAGTACCAAATTTACCAGCTAAGATTTCTCTTGCTAATACATCCATGTATTGATTACCTCTAGATCTAGCGGCTTTCAAAACTGGGTTCAATGCTGATTCTTGACCAGACACTGATTTGGTCACATTTGCAGATGGTCTTGGTGTTTCTGTTGTAAAGCTTTGTGCTTCAGGCAAAACGGATTTCTCTTGCATAGAGAGATTTCCTTTGTCTCCTTCTGGTTTCTTTTCCCCTGTTTTATCATCGTGCAATCCAGCTTGGATTGAGTTACTTTGATATGTGTTAGGAACTTTTACCTCTGCACCTATGTCATCTTTATCAGAGACTTTTGGGGTCAAAGGAAGATCAGTTGGAGTCTCGAGTGCTTTAATTCTGCTGTCTAATGATTTTACAGTGTTAGAAACTGATGTGATAGATTCTGCTACTGATTTCATAGAGACTGCTAAAGAATCAAGAACTGCTTTGTTTTTGTCTTCTGCTTCTTCTTTATCGTCGGCTTCTGCTTTTTTCTCTTCTTGAGGTTTTTCCTCAATTAGAGATTCAGCTTTGTCATGTTCTTTCGAACAATTACATTCTTCTGCCATGTATTAAG